CGTGATGTTCGGCGGCAGCGGATCCTCTTCGGCTCGTTCGTCCTGCGCTTCATAATGCTTTGCGATTTCAGGGTCTTTCAGCTTCTCTTCAAGCAATTCCTGGAACGGATGAGCGTTGCAACGTCTTGGCTCTACGGTGTCCTGCGCTGGCGGCTGGGGCGTGGGGAGCTTGGCTGCTGCACAATAAGGGCAGACAACACCGTCGTAGTTTAGCCATTCATGCATGGGACAGCATATGGGGTCATGCACGCTTGGCAACTTCTCTTCAGGCTTACTCATCGTCTTATCGCTCATACTTCTCCTCTAATGCCTACCTTAGTGTTTACCACGCGATGTGCGCATAATGAGCGTAGACAGGACCAAGGGCATAGAAAGCATACCCTATAGCCCAGAAGACGGGAACAGCGCAGATGATAATGATGGGGAAATTGTCGTTGACGAAGGTGTAAATAGTCTTCATGGAGCGCCCCTCACAGACCGGAATTCAGGATGACCTAATACTGCGCTTTTATCCTGCGCCTGTCAAGAATATTATTACGCCAACTCTTGACTACATCCTGAAATCAGCGCATAGTGAAATTATTCTTGTGAGGTTATTATCCCAAGCTCAGAGATTATGAAAGACTTCCGAGAAGGCCATCTCCACTCTGGGCGGGGGAGGACGATCAAGAGTGGAAGAAATAAGGGAAAGAAGAAAAAAGGCAAGATCGTAAAGAATAAGAAGCAAGCGACTGCTATCCTTCTCGGTTATCTCCGCAAAGAGGGTAAGATTCCTGCCCGTAAAGGGTCTCCGAAGAAGCACCACAGCGGCAAGAAGGTTACAGTCAAAGCTTGAAGATTTATCGTGACAACTACCCTAAGATATGCTCTACTATACGCATTGAGACTCGCGCCCCCGGACTGTCCGGATGCGACGGCGACTCGGACTTCGGTTCGGGTCGCTTTTCTTTTGCGGTAAAAGGAGAATGATATGGCATTTGGAGATGAGCAGGAGTTGACAGGCGAGCATGATGGCGGCGACATGAAGATTGGCGGCAAGAGGCGGAAGAAAGTCTCTGCTACCGGCAACGCCACGAAGAGGAAGTCGAAGAAACACGGCAAGAAGGCTTCTCACAAGAAAGTATCCAAGAAGTAAAAATCTCACTGCAATAGGAGAAAATTATGGCTAAGACAAAGAAAACAAAGATTGTAATGAGCGCCAGCACGAAGAAAATCTCACACCATCCAAGCAGCCGCCACGTTGCCTATAAGGGCAAGGGCCGCAAGCGCATGGCTAAGAAGGTAACGGTTAAGGTCTAGGAGTGGCTGTATGGCTAAGGATAAGTGGATCGGCGGCGCTGTGCGCCACAAAGGTTCTTTGACTCGCGCTGCCAAGAAACATGGTCGCTCCACGCTGGCTGAGGCGAAGGCGGAAGAAAAGTCGCCTAATAAGAAGATCGCCTCTCGTGGCCGTCTAGCCTTGCGCTTCATGGGTAAAGCTAAACATGGCAATATCAAGAAAGCTAAATCCAAAACAAACCGCAAGCACGTGTCGGTGAAGGCGTAGGAATGGCACAAGACAGTCCAGCACAGCCGCTACTCGATTGGAGAGACAAGATCGTCTCTGCATCGGTAAAGATGAGTAATCCGATTTATCGGAAGGATGATCCCTCTTGGCATGAAAACATGGTGAAGCAGGCGAATGAATCATTCCGTAAACAGGACAAACAAAAGAAGATTTCCGCAGATACAGCCTCTAATACATCCAAGAAATCAGCACCTAAAAATACCATAACAAAGAAAAAGATCAGCTTGAAAAAAGGGTAAGATGGCTATATGGCAGGAAGTTTTCAGTGGCTCACCCTCGCGCAAGGAATAGCCCAATTATCCGCTCGCCTCGCCGACCAAAATAATGCATTCTGGGGAGTAACTGAGTGCCAAAATTACATATTTCGAGCGTTGCAGCAGTATAACGTGCTTACGAATTTCTGGAAAACTGACTTTCAGTTCGTATCACCGAATCTTTGGAACTCGCTAGGCTCTCTAGCGGGAAGCCCAAGATACCGCAGCGCCACTGATATCCAATCCTACGTTCAATTAGAAGCGATGCTTTTGGAACCACAAACAGGTGGAGTTTGGACAGGAACTACGCAATTCTCCTTGTCCGACTTGCAAAATGCCCTGCAAACCCGAAGAAACGAGATGCTCCAAATTTCTGCCGCTAATGATGTGCTGCTCTCTAACATCCCTCTTACGCCCAATACTAGGAGAACCTATCTTAGTGACCAAATCCTTGACGTACCTCGTGTACGCTACCTAGCCTTGCAGACTTCTCCTACCGCTACAGGATCAAGTGGGGCTAGTTCAATAATAGTTTCCTCGTCTCTCAATATCGCGACAGGACAATTAGTTTCTGGTACTGGTATAGCTCCTTGGGCAACCGTAGTTAGTGTAAGTGGAACTACAGTCAACCTATCCTTACCGAATGTGGGTGTGGTATCAGGAGTAATCAATTTCTATGCTCCTACCACGCTCTATCGGGACGATACGGTAGCTCTTGAGTGGTACGAGTCTCCTCTTTACCAACTGACGGCAGGAACTCCACAAACATTTCAATTATCCTCCGAACCTCCTTTATCATTCGATGTGGATATCCCTCCAAGTCAGCCGGGAGTCTATGAGGCGATCACTTCGCAATCAGGAACAGCATTTAATCCTCCTACCGCGACCTTACTTGGGATACCGAACGACTGGGCCTTTATTTTGGAATATGGTGCGCTGGCTGATCTGTTAGGGCGCGAGAGCGAAGCCACCGACCGCGAGAGGAGTGCGTACTGCTTGAAGCGGTATCAAGATTATTTAGGGGTTATCACGAAGACTCCGTGGATCATGCTAGGGAACGTAAACGGAGTTGCGTGCAGCGTTGACTCAATCGAAGAAACAGATAGATTCTCGGTAGGATGGGATTTGAATCCTTCGAATTTTGGACCAGTTATCGTGACTGGAGGTATAGACTTCCTTGCCGCGCCTGTAGGTTCTTCGATAGGTATTACGTGCCTTGGCAATGCGCCTTTGCTCGATGCTACTGGACAGTTCTTGCAGGTAAGCAGGGACTCTCTCGATACAGTTCTTGATCTCGCGCAGAGTCTCGCGTCTTTTAAGCTAGGCGGAGGCGAGTGGAAAGCTGCTCTTGAACTTGAGGAGCGTGCAATCAAATTCTGCGCTGCCGAGAATTCTAGACTTAAAAGTTTGGGAAGTTTTAGCGATATCTTACTAGAGCGGGGTTCATCGCAGGATAGGGCACAAAATAGGTACAATACTAACGCGAAGAGCGGTGCTGACAATGGCTAAGATAACTATTACGGAACGTAGGTGCAAGCGGTGCGGAGCGCACGCGGTAGCCGTTTCGCCTACAGGATTATGCGCGTCGTGCTCTAAGAAATGGCAGATCGTCGATGGACAGGTGGTTAGCAAGTGAGTGAAGGTGTGCTAAATGGCTAACTTTGAGAGAGATAAAGAGGGCGCGAGATTAGATTTTAAAGGGATTGACGTAGTTCATCCTGTAGATTTAATCCCTAACGGTCGTGTGCCTTATGCCGCCAACATCCGTGCCTATATTAAAGGGGCTATCAAAGGAAGAAATCTTCTTACCAACGCGATCATCACCATAGCGGGCGTAATCAACACGCTCGCACGCCTGAATGACTTTACTCCGGCAGGTCCTGTGTCGGGCTATACGATTATATCCAGCGCAGGAGGAAATATCTACAACAACGCTACGGAGGAAGCTACTGGCCTTAGCGGGAATCCAGTATCGCTCATTCCGTTTCGTCCAAACACTTCAGTTCAACCATGGATGTACATTGGAGATTCCGCACCTCAATGGGCGGTTACGCTATTCACAAAGTACCTTGGTCTGAATAGATTTGGACCAGCAGGAACAGCGGTAGACTTCATTACGAATGGGATGAATAAGATTCGTTCTGATGGGTTGATTTACAAAATGGGAGTGAAGGAACCTCAGCTTGCTCCTGAAGTCAGCACGCAGAATAGTTCTGTTCCATTTGGAGGCGGCGCTGGAAATCTTCTCGCTACGACGATTCCTTGGACAAACTATCCGATAGGTACTAACTCCGAATTTGATTATGGCGAGACTGAGGGCTATCCCAACGTAACCCCGCCAGTAGACGGTACGGCTCCATTTATTGTTAATGTTCTTAATGCATCGACAATCACGATTACGGTTACAGGTACAGCCGACATTAATGGCGATGCTACGGCAACGCCTTCGACACTGGGGCCATCTACCGCTGCGAGTACGAATCCGGGTCACTACATCCAGATCGAAGGGACAGGCGTTCATCCTCCACCGACGGCCACGGTGGTTGTGGGAGCCTTCATCGACGCCTCGGGGAACGTTATGCCTATTGGCGTGGCTCCGCTTTTCATATCGAGCGTGGTGGATATAGGAGCGGGGGGTACGTTCACTGTTCCTGTAGGAGCGGTTGCGTTCCAGATCGGCATAAACTCTACAGGCAACACGTTCTCCGCCAACTCTGGTAGTTTCACTGTTGGCGGCACAGTTAATACATTTAGCCTTTCTCCATACATGGAAATTATCGGATCATTAAATCTCTATTACTGGGGAGATTCTCCTACGTCTGGACCTGTCTCGGCCTATATCTGGAAGAATCCAGATGATTCTGGAGGAGGTACGCCGCGAAGCATCTCCAATGCGGTCGGGAATACAAGCGGAAACTCGTTCATCTTCGATACCACGTTTACTGCTGGAATTCCGGGGTTGCCGGGTATTGGCACTCAGAACATTCCGATGCAGTGGACAACTCTAAACGCGGATGACGTTGCAGTTGGGAGTGTACCTGTATTCGCGTCTCCAATCATAGCGACTTATCCAACCAATACAAACTACGCCAACTTCAATTTCTGTCTGTTTGGGAATCTATATATTCCTGCGGCGGGTAACTATACCTTTGTGCTCACAGTAAAAGACGATGCGATGTTTGGGATACAAGGAGCGACACTCGTTTCTTCTACAGGAACAGTTAAGGGTGAGGCGGGTCAAACGATAACCGTAGCGGAAGGTTATCCCCTCATCCCTCTATCACATGAAACGGGCGGTGAAGATGGCCAATATGGGCAGACAACCGTAGTTCTATATTTCGCGGATGCTGGAATATACGGAATAGAGATTGACTACGACTATTGGTATCACAGTGGTCGCATCCTGCTTTTAATGGGATCACCGACAGCTTCAGTATCAACAACACCAAATGCAGTCCCGGTTGCGATCATTCCTCCGGGCGCAGCGAATACGCGTCAAGAAGTTCAATACCGATACGTCTACCGCAGCAGCGCTACCGGAGCAACGTCGAACCCATCGCCTGAATCATCGGCGATCACCCTCCCAGTATCCGCCAACACAATAACATCTTTGTGGTCGAATGACCCACAGATTGACTTCGTGGACTACTATCGTATCGACTCCACTCTGTCAGACTTAACATACGTCGCTACAGGACCGAATGATGATCTCGGTGGTACAGGATTTCAAATAAGCACGATTTATGGCTTAGATAGTATCATTATCGACCCATTCGGGCATTACCAATTAGTTACGGTAGGAGGAACATCTGGAGCTATCATTCCTGTATTTAATGATACGGGAGGAACGACCATTAGTGGTGGGGTGACTTTCCAAGATGAGGGTTTTATTCTTCCTGTTGGTAATCTTGTCGGTGATGGAACGAACACGCCCATAACCGACGCCCTTACCGACACCCAACTTGGAACACAATTGCTAGACTACGACAACTTTGAGCCATTCCCATCCACCGACCTCCCACAGAAAGGAGTCTTAAGTGTCTCTGGAGGTGTTATTACATGGATTTCAGGTGGTTCCATCGGTGGAACGGAAACAGGATTCAACCCAAGATGGCTTGCAGGAACGATCATCTTAATTGGCTCTCCTACATCTCTTCCCTACGTGCTAATTGCTCGTCCTACGCCTGCTGGATTTCAGGTAGGCTCAACTTATGCTTTGAACTTTATTATTCTTGATTCGGCAGGACACTACCAATTTGTAACCGTAGCAGGAGTTGCTGGAGGCACCACTCCAGTATTTAGCGATACAGGAGGAACAACGGTAAGCGGTGGAGTGACTTTCCAAGATAAAGGACTTTTTGTTCCTACTGGATTTGTAACTCAGATCACGATACCGGGAGTTCCCGACGCTACAGACGTGGTGTACACGATAGCAGAGCCTACCTTGGCCGCGCAGCCATTGGCGTATCAATTCGGGCCTACTGACAACATCAACTATACCTTTGGTGTGGGAGATAAACTAAGGCCGGGAACGCTGTATTGGTGCAAGGGAAGCAACCTCGATTCTGCCCCGGACACGAACCAGCAGGACGTTACCGACCCTTCAGAGGCTTTAGTCAATGGAGCGATGGCTGGTGGTCAAGGCGTGCTGTTCTCGATTAAGAGGGCATGGCTGATTGCGCCTAACTTTTATAACGCGCTGGCGACAGCTACGGGGACAACGGGATCAACTTGGAGTCTTCAGGAAACAGCCATCACTAGGGGCCTATTTATGCCGTGGTGCCTCGCAATCTCAGGGGGCGGAAATATCTTCTTTCGCGTGGATGATGGAATTCATATTTCCTCTGGTGGGCAGGCGTCAAAGTCGATCACTGATGAAGACTTATATCCTTTATTCCCACACGAAAACCAAGATGGGAGTGTCTCTGTGCCACAGCCCATCACAATCGCTGGGTACACAGTTTATCCACCAAATGACGCGCTTCCACAGGCACAGCGTTTTTCTTGGCAGAATGGCTATATGTATTATGATTACTTAGATGCCACATCCACGCCAAGGACGCTTGTATTCGATGAGGCTGCAATGGGATGGGTCGTGGATGTCTATACGCCTACCGTAACCATTCACGCTCCATACGAGGGAGAATCTACGCAGGGATGCCTAGTGGGATGCTCTGATGGAACGATTCGGCAGTTCTCCTCCGCTGTTAGCGCTGAACCATCTCCTGTTACAACAAATCTTGGGAGTGCTGCCAATTATGCACTCCTTGCCTACTCGGGCATCACCAATTCTGGAAGCTCTGTGATTACGGGCGGAAACATCGGATCGTCTCCAACCCCAAGTATCACTGGTTTCCCTCCCGGTATATTAACGCCTCCGGCGATCCTCGATAATGCTGGAGCGGCGGCGGCTCAAATTGCACTGACAGCGGCAATTATCTACTATCAGGGTCTTACTCCTACATTGGCTGGTCTAACCAATTTGAGTACAGGTGGCAATGGGTCTACGGCATTTACCTTCACTCCGGGGGTCTATGTCGGATCGTCGAGCCTGATAATGCCAACAGGTATCACTCTCGACGCTCAAGGAAACTCTAATGCACTATTCATCTTTGTTGCGGGTTCGACGATAAATCTTGCCAGTGGACAGACGATTGCATTGATTAATGGTGCCCAAGCCTCAAATGTTGTCTTTGTCGCTGGAAGCTCCTTTACCTCCGTAGCGACCGCAACTATCAACGGAAACATATTGGCCGTCGCTAGCGTAACACTGGGCGGCGGAATTTTGAATGGTAGAGCCTTAGCGAACAATGGTGCTGTCACCATCGCTACAGCGACTACGGTTACTGTTGCGGCATCTAGCGGTGGAACTGAGGCTGCTACCGCAGTTTTATTGACGCCAGCATTTGCCAAAGGCGATACTAGGGCGTCAGCCAAATTCGGTGATCTCTACATTGAAAGTACGAATCCGTAAGGAGATACAGTGGCTCTAATAGGGACTTCACTCCAAGCCAAAATTTATTCGGCGCTTTATACAAACCTAATCGCAGATGCGAATATTGTGGTGTCCAGCAGTGATCTTCAGGGACGGACTGAAAGCGTGTTAGATTTCAATTCCGGACGCGGAATCAACGCTAGGGACCTAGAAACCGCTTTCAGTTGGCCTATATCTGAGGGAACAATTCTTTATACGTGGCAACCAACATTTGAGCTATTTCCTGAGAATACATACGACCGAGCTACACCGTGGCTCGATTTTGGGATGGCTAAGTTTATCCAAGGTTATACGATAATGGCTGATTCTTTCAATATTCCCAAATTTTTCCAATTAGAATCAGGAGATGATTTATCGCTACACACTTTTGTTGAAGTTCCATCGGGAGGGATTGCTTTCAATGGACAAACAAGAAAGGTTTTTTCTTGTGTCCCTTTTGTTTGCCATTCTCTCCGCAGGATGGCCGATGACGGAGTTGCTTGGCGTGTATGGGAAGAGGAGCCTATACACCAACCTTACCCAGAAATGCAAGAGAACTGGACAACTGAAATCACCAGCTTAGATGGAGTTGGTTGGCAGCACCTTCGTGAGCTAAATATCGCATATCTGTCCACCACTGCAATCACGCTGGTATTTAATACTGATTCAGGTAATGGAAGTATTGCTCCAGTAACGATCACGATTCCTAGTTCCGGAGGTACACAGACAAAGCTAAAAATAACTCCTACTTTCAATAAATGGAAGTTGCTAGGGTTTACATTTACATCTTCCGCACGCTTTGCACTTTGGTTACCAGACCTCCAAGAGAAGGTACGGAGTTGGGGAGATTCTTCGCCCTACCGCGTGCTCAAGCCGTTTGGAGGAAAATCGGCTCCAGCGGCAGAGGTGTAATTTATGGCGAATCCACTTGTCCCATCATTCCGATTGCCGAAGAGCATCCCAAGCGATGCCGCTCATCCTTTAGTCGTTCAGGCTATCGGAAGCCACGACAAAAGCATTACGGACTTGAATCAGGCTATCGCCGCCCTCGCCAAAAAGGTGGGGACTATCACCACGGCAACAACAACTACAGGGACCAGCACGGGGACGACCAGCGGAGGCGGGACGGAGACGGTTGTCATTAGTGGTGGGGGAACGGCTGGAGTGAGTTCGTTCAATACGCTCACGGGAGCAGTCATATACTTTCCGTCACTGGGAACGGTAAATCCCCAAATAGGAGTTACGTCGTACACTACGGTTCCTTCGGACAATGGGGCACTTGTGGTGGTCAACGATGCATCCCCGGTTGCGGTAACGCTAGGCTACGTTGCGGCTACGCCGTACTTCGTCAGCATATCCAATCAGGGAACTAGCACGGCGACGATCACACCCACGCAAGGCACCATCAATGGATTTGCTTCGATTACGCTTGCTGCGGGAGGGTTGATAGCCCTCTACTTCGATGGGACGAATTGGGAATCAAATCAGGCCGGGGCAGAGGTCGGCGGGGTTACTCAGATCGTAGCCGGAGCGAACGTTACCATCTCTCCGGTTGGTGGCTTAGGAATAGTGACGGTTAACGCCACTGGAACCATCACAGACGTAATCGCCGGAACAGGATTGACGGGCGGAGGGACGAGCGGTGCAGTTACGCTGGACCTAGCAACGCCGGTGTCGGTTGCGGATGGCGGGACAGGAACAGCAACGCCGAGCCTTGTGGCGGGAACGAACGTCACAATCACCGGAAGCTGGCCAGATCAGACGGTGAACGCTACGGGTGGAGGAGGGGGCGGCGGGACAGTTACTACTAGTGGGTCTCCAGTAAGCCCTAATATTGCCGCTTTTTCATCATCTACTGCGATCACGGCAGCGACTTCTGCTGATATCCAGACAACTATCGGGAGCGGTGTATATGATGATTTTGGTGCAGCGGCTACGGCGCAAAGCAACGCCGAGACCTACGCTACTAATGCCTCCAATCTATCCAGCGGAACAGTAGCGGCTGCACTTCTCCCCGCTGCTTTAGCAGACAGCACTAGTATCAACGGCACGTCTATCCCGGCGTCCTCTACTCTAGTGGTCAGCACGGTTACCACCCTCTCAGACTTGACTACGGTCGCTGGTGGTACGCTAGGCTCTGCTGCATTTACGGCTTCTTCGGCCTACGATGTTTCGGGGGCTGCTGCCACAGCGCAGTCCAACGCTGAGACGTTCGCATCGAACGCATCGAATCTATCCAGCGGCACTGTATCCGCTACACTGATTCCAACCCTAAACCAGAATACCACTGGAACAGCGGCGAACATCACCGCGA